GCATTTTTGAATAAAAATTAACGCATATTCAAATTATTTTGCGCTTTCTCATTCATGAATTAACTCACAAAAACAACTCAGTTAAGAATCAGTTTTGCAATCATCATGAAATCACAGAAAATAGAAGTAAATACCATTATAAAATGATACCAATCGACACTCATAAATAGGAGAGTGAAGACTGTAACGATAAGAAAACCTAAAACAGTATCGTTTAACTTTATAGCTCGTCAAGCTTTGGTTCGATTTAAGGAACTAGTCCCAGAACGTCTCTAGTCATTGGAGGAATAGACACGAAAAAGGAAAAGTCAGCATCATCTGCGGCTGCTCTGTAAAATCGTAATTGCGCAGCTGCAGTGTTTCGAGAATCTCCCAACAATGGCTCATAAGCGCTTGCTTGAACCACATAATTGTTAGACATATGATCATCGGAATCAACAAATGGGGCTGTATTACAGCAAATATAGTTAGGATTACACCTACTATGACAGTAAGAGTACTGGGGCACTTGGACCTCAAGACCAGCTGAGTTATTATTCTGTTCCATGACAAAATTACACGCATTACTGAAGATGGTGTCTGGTGACCAGATATTGGGGCTAGGAACAACTCCTGAATTAAACACATTGGTTATACCATATGGTCGATCAGAAGCTATTAATCGCGCAACAATTGATCTCGAACCAGCTGTAGAAGTAGCTTTCAACCTAATGCCACCTCTAGAGTAGAGAAAAATACCCATCATCTCCCCGTAAATATCATTGAGATGAACTCTTGTATAAGAATCTGCCACTTTATTAACACTCGAGGTTCCAAAGGGGGCTACCGTATAAATGGTTCCCACAGGATCCGTATCATCTGCCGGAACAACAGCCTTGGACAATGCCACAAACTTTTTCATAAGAAGTCTGAGACTGCCAATCCGCTCACCTATGGCAATGGAAGATGAAGTTACTTGAAATTTGTGGGAAGTCATACCACCCAAAGGAGGAAAATCACCCGATTGCAGTGAAACTTCCTGAACTGCTGAAGAGAGCAATTTACGATAACCGTAGAACTCCGCATCCTTACCTAACGCCATCTCCATAATAATGGATATTGTGCTAGCTACTGTTGCTGGTCCCACGAGAGGATCGATAACTCTAACCTCGATACGTCCAAATGCTGATCTAAGACCAGTCTCTGTATCCAAATAAGGAGTCTCCGAAATATAAGGAACTTCGAAAGAATACTCATTCATAGTTCGAACATCAACGATATCTCTGTAAACAAAGGGTGCCACTGAATCATCAATGGCTCCTGGAGTTATTCCTCTCGCATATGGGTTAAATTCAATGGACAATCGTCCTGAATGAAATTCAGTTTTCACGAATTTGAAACGCATGAGAACGGAACCTCTATATCCTGAGAATAAAGTCGCTAAGTATTGAGCTGGTGTATATGAATAAGCCACCACTGTACTTATTGACCCGTACACATTACTCTGTATACCTCCTGGATAAATCCCTGCATCATATGAAGCTAAAATGGCATTCTCTGCCTGTGAGGTAGACCAAGTGAAAGTGTCTTGATACGACATCTTGCTAGCAAAAGCTGAAATGTTCATCTCGTCGATCTCTGTTGGTGCTAAACCCGGTAGGACACAAACTTGATTGTTGGCATCTGTGGATAAAGGCATTGAATTATCAACTTTGTTAACGTTAGTTGCATAAGCAAATTCATTGAATCGAACTCTTCTTGTAGAATCAAGATTAATAGGAGCAGACCATCCGAACACTGAAGCAGCATTTGATAGTATATCGGAAACCCACGATAATTGAGAAGCAAAGCTACCAATAATCGGCAAAGGAGCCAAATATGAACTAGCCTTAGCTACTGATCGTGTTAAGCTCTCAATTGGGCCAACACCCTTTCGCATAGCTTCATATTCACTAGCAGACTGCCTCTTGAAGCTCTTTCCAGAAAATCCGGACTGTAGTTCAACGGGAACGCATTGTCCGATGAACTGTACGTCTTCAAAGTGTGCCCACAAAGTATACTTCGCGGTAGGTGAACCTGAGCCTGATGTCAACGCCACATACGGATGGATCCTGGCATAATACCAAACTGGTTCTAGTACTTGCCCCGTTCGCTGTAATGGATAGAAATCGTGAGCAGATGAAAATGGTAATCTGATTTCACAACCCGTCTCAGTAGCTAAATCTACTTCAGCGTGAGGTAGTTGAGACCTCTGTACAAGAGTACTAGAATGTGTCAGATACCATTGCATAGCTTTAGGGCCTGCTGTCATACCGCCCATAGGCGTGGCACATAGCATGTATCTACCCTGCTGGAAGCGTTCGGCATTGACCTGGAGTCGAAGTACTAGAGTCGCTCTGAACCCAAAGAAACCCTGAATCTTGTTTGCATACAAAGGCTTTGTTAGCAAAGTTTTCGGGAAACTATGGGTTGGAAATGTCTGAACCTGGTCAGAAACAGAAAACTGTCCGACCTCTATCTCAATTGGCTTTGAGAGATAGCGAGCTAGAGAATCTTGAACCAACATACCATCGTTCAACAAATAAGTTGAAGTTATGTCTTGAGGTTTCACTGGTTCTATAACAGCTTCAGTCAAGTCATCTTGAAATTTTGTTCCACCATTATTGGTGATAGCAGATATTTCGCCCTCTGCAAAGGCTTCAGTATTTTTACTTTCGGCAATTCGATTGTTTAAAAATATGGTTGAATCAAACCATACTTCGAGAAGGGTTCCTGGATATTGATGGGGCTGCCATCGATGCATCCTGGAAGTAAAGCTAAATAGCTAACATCCTAATTTTCTAAAGCGTTGTATTTCATCTTGTTAAACCTTCATTTGTATATGAAACACCCGTAATCAGAAGAAAACGTCGTAGAATTACAGTTCCTACTAAACTGTGTGGATTACCACAATATCCTCCTTTCGAGAGGCCCTTGTTTTCTTTAAAAACCAAGGAAAAACACTGGACTAATTATTTACATATATACAGGAGTGAAATTAATCACTCGTGTTCATTGAACACATCAGAGTGGCTGACGATGGTACGCCAGAAACTCTGATTGCGGTACAAATCATCCACCACATGCGTGAGGTTGAGATGTTTCAATGAACCACGAACTAATCCTGCATGGTATTCAAAGGTTCTTGCATCATGTTGACACAGTTCTCTGAAAAACCAATGTAAATTTTGACTAAAGATAGTTTGATAAAGCGATCCCTTACGTGACCACATTATCGTACTCATCATTGTGTCTATGGCTAATGGAGCAAAGTATTTATGACCTTCTTTCCTAAAACCACGTTTTAAAAATGTAATATCTTTTAACATACGCCATTCTGTCAACTCACCTTTGGAATCGCTTGTCATAACGAATCCCAATTCTGAAGCATATCCAGCTATAGCACGTGGATTGAAGATATCTCGTATCTCTGATGAGCATGAATAAACATTATCATCACCAACTGCAACAAACGAAACTAGTTTGTTGAAAGTTTTTATAGGTACGGACGCATCATCTAAAGATCTGTAGTAAGCATATCGAAATATCAGATTATTGCTCATACAATTGATTACTAAAGTCAGGTACGTTCCTGATGGTAATGATGAGGTCCATTCGTGTATCTCATCCTGTAATATATGAAAACTGTTTATCACATCTAAAAAGATAGTTTTCCTAGCTTCCTTATATTCTGTTAATCCCATAGCAGTGTACCACTGATTGATAATCTCTAAGCAAGCGTTCATCACCAGAGGAGAATTTGAACTATCAAAACCTGAAAAATCAGATGAATCAGCTACGCAAGTTTCAAAATCATCAGAAAATGCTTCTAACTTACGGCACAAAATTCCCCAATCTTCATAAGGGTTCAAAGTTGCTCCGTGTCCTCTATCGAGGCAATTCGTGTAATACCATTCCACAAACTGACCAAATAACATCTTGGACACTAATAATAGCTTAAAGGGTGTACAGCAAAAAGGTCGTGCTTTTCCGGCTTTGACTTTTTCTTTTGGCAATAACTCATCCTTTAAAGATATGAGATAATACCATTTCCTTCGTTTACCAACATTAGCGTCACTTATGATATCTGAACACTCTTGTTCCAAATCCATTAGCTCATCTCCATCTAAAACTGAATCAAATTCAGTGTATGGTAGGAAACGTTTCTTATACTTCTTATCTTCATACTTAAGTGGAAATCCCGGAGAGGTTTTCGCGCTAATAGCTCTTCGATAAGGTAGTAAAGGATCGCCCCATAAAGCTGTGTGGAATGGAACCATTTCATCAACTACTGCACTCGGTTGTGCACATAGTGTAGAACCATAATCGTCTATAGCCAATAACCATTGCTCATCACGCACTTCAGTTTCTCTCTTCCAGTACTTTGCCAGCACCAACTTGAGTGGATCTTTGTCCTCTGAAGGCATACATTTTGCCGGATATTTATGTGGTCTAGGGAAATTTGCATCCTTAAACAACGGCGATTTCCGATATGATGTAGTGTTATATGGGTCATGATAATGTGAACTTTTCCCGATTACCATGTCGAAGCGTGCGATTCCAGATTGTAACTCTGAATCATCAAAGAAATCTTCAGCAACCTTTAGAATCTCCTGTGTAATAAAGTTAGCATAACAGTTCAACTGGGCACAGCCCTTCGGTTGACCCGCTAAATGCATCCCCAATATACGACGCTTTTGCATCCTTCCATCACGTGATAACAATAATGAACCGCAATCACCCTTGGCCGAATCAGCGTAATAATTTATTCCCCTTGTAATTTTCAATACAGAGGTTGAAACTTTATCTATTCTAGCGATGGAAATACTCGTTCTCATATTATCAGATGGTAAGGCTACCATAATGTTAACTTCACCCGTAAGATAAGCGTTCATATCTGCATCAAGTGCAAAATAGCCACGAATATCTTTTTTAGGCTTCATTTCTTGTTGGATCCGCATCAAAATAAGATGCACACCGCCCTGATCGTAAACCACAGCTGTATCAAACAGATCCGCAAAGGAAATTTCAAGTTCATGACGACCATTCTGCGAGATAAGATATTTAACCTTAAATAGCTCAGGTGGTTCGATATTGTCTACCACTTGCGTGTAGAAATGTAAAGGCATAAAACAAGTATTAGTATCTAAAAATGTTAATAATCCCATAGGAGTAATATTTCCATTATGAGATACCGCAATGTTAAACACATTGACGAG